TCAGGAGCATTTCTGATTAACGCCACCGTTAATAATCCACCCCTCAACAGCTTCACGAAGGTATGATTTGGGGTGGGTTCTGACTGGCTTCGGAAATCCGTGCCGTTTGGTATAGTTCCAGATTGTCTGACGTGATGAAACACCGAGCTTGTTCATCACTTCTTTCTCAGGAATCAGGCTGGTATCGGTCATCTTAATTCTCCAGGCAAAAAGAAACCGCCATATAGCGGCTCTATCAGATATGTACAGGCCTCATCGAGTGTGAGGCTGTGGTTAGTCCTTGCGTAGCTCGCTGATTCTTCTGTAAGTCTCTGGTGCTTTGTTTCCGTGTATCTTCATTTCAGACTTCAACAGAGCAACGAGAGAATCCCATTCGTTGAGGATGCCTTTGAATGCCGGAACGCGCTTTGCAACCTTGTCGAATGAATCCCTGATTTCTGGAATCTGCTCGACAAGCGCAACGCATCGTCGGAAATCGGCTGCGTCATGTGGAGCACCGAAGCTATGACCATAGATATTCTTTTTCAGTCCACATGCGATTGAGGCAAGAGTTGCGCTACTGATGCCAACATCGCCAGTCGATTGCCATTTCAAAACCTTCATAGCCAAATCTGACATTTCTTGTCTCCAATAAAAAACCGCCATCAGGCGGCTTGGTGTTCTTTCAGTTCTTCAATTCGAATATTGGTTACATTGTTTTCATATATGAATAAATAAATTAGCTTTTTTCGTTGCCTTCGCGTTCTTTATTAATTTTGACAAACTCGTTTTTACCACGCTCTCCAAATGCGTCTTTAGAGTCGTTGTATCCGCAATCGCAGCACACATAATCATCAGACCATCCACGCATTGTTTTTTCTTTTGCAATATTTCCAGAACCGCATTTTGGACAAGACATATCACCACCTCCAAAGCATGAGTGAGATGACAACGTAACATTGATTGGAGATTAACAATAGATTGCTGATGTAAAAGATATGTATAAGCTTCGCTTTCAAAGTGGAGGCTCTGGTAGCGGCATCCAGTGTGACGGCTCACATACCCCCTCAACACCATTCATGTAAAAGAATTGAAATAACCCTTTACCTTTGTGAAACCCTACCATCTGCTCTTTTGTGTCTGAACAATAAACCAAAACATCTTCTTCGTTTGGCATTCGCTCACTACAGCTTATCCAACCATCCGGAGTTACCGGAGAGTTGCCATTTACATCGAAGTTTGGCTCTGAGTCCTGAACCAGGAGGATGTAACCATTCTTGGCAGTATCAAGTTCTAACGCCTCGGTGACGGTGCCGAAATAGCGATTACCTAAATCAGCATCACAAGTACTTACATCAATGGAAACTTCCATGCCTTCGATTAATTCTGGCAAGTTGTAAGCTTGGCTTACAGGTTCGGCTTCCAGTTCTGCTATGCGCTTTTTGCTGCTTCCAGCTCAACGCGCAGCTTCCCTACCGTTAGCGCAATATCCTCGTTCTCCTGGTCGCGGCGTTTGATGTATTGCTGGTTTCTTTCCCGTTCATCCAGCAGTGCCAGCGCAACATTTGGATTAAAAGCAGCAATAAATTCAGCGTTTGCATAAGCCTGAACATCTGTTTCAACCAGGCAGTTAACATGACATTCCGCAATCACACCACCGGGTTCTCCTTTCCATTTTTGACAAACAAAAACTCCTGTTAAATTGCCGTGCTGGTTAACAGATGTATGCCCTACGATGTAGCTTCCTTTAGTTGCTTTCTCTGCCTTTTCACGCAGTGCCTGATAGTCAATCTTGTTCACTGCTTGCCTCCTTTACGCCACATCGCATTCAGATATTTGTTGTCATTAACAGAACCGAAACTATTTCTCTTAAGCAATTCCTCTCTCGATGGCATTGGCTTTACGCGTTGGCGAATAATCATTTCTGCTGGAAGAATGCCGGGATTGTATGCAAGTCCTCTCATGGTAAATTCCTCAGTCATTACTGATAGCGCCATAGCGTGAGCGGTAATTACGCAGGCGAGGGTCAATTTCAGGGAAGTGGGTATATGTGGCTTTGCGGAATGGTCGGATTGATGTCTGGTAAATTCGCTCGCGTTCTTCTTTCTCTGCAAGCCATATACAATGGCGAAATTCCTTTTCCTCTTTCGTTTCCTGCGGTAGCGACATTATCAGGTCGTAGTTTTTTCTGAATTTATCCAGCACCTCCGATACGGAATTGCCGGAACAGCGGCGCGGGTCATCCGCACCATACAGAGGCGCTGGCATAATGGGAGCCTTATTTTCAGTAATCAGAAAGGAGGGTAATCGTTCTGGCTGTAACCATAATCATCTGCATGATTCTGGCTTACGTTTTTAGAGCGATTGTCTTTATCTTTGAGGCTGGCAACCATGTTGGCGATAGTTTCTGGTTGCTTGCCTTCCGCCTTTTCTTTAAGGGTTTGACCTGTTTGTGCAATAAACGGGATGCGTATTTCCATCTGGTAGCTGTCTGCGCCAGTCTTTTTGTTTGTGGTTAATACTTTCTGGAGCACTAACCCGATTTTCTTTCCATGAAATTCAGGCGCAACAAATTTACTGGCGGAAACCATATGTTGCGTTAATTGTCCAATACCGGCACACCCCATCATGGCGTGAACGACATTTGCGCCAAATTTGTTTTCCGTTCCGTCATTTTTCTGAACACAGACGCTAAGATATTGGATTTTACGTCCGTCGTCGGATTCGCCAGAAAACTCAATAAATTTTGCGCCTTTTTCTGATTGCTTGAGTTCTGCTTCAGTAATGGTAATGATATGAGCGCCAGTTTCGTTAATAAAACCACCTTGCCCTGCGGTCAGTGCTGCTTCTTCGTTATAAGTAAAAATCACGTTGCTCATGCTGCGTTTTCCTTAATTTGATGAACATTATTGATGCCGTAGTAATCACAAACAGTGGCATCGACGAAAGAGAGATCGTTATCAATCTCATTGGAGTCAAACATTCCCATTGGGGATTTAACAGTGTCTGCACCGTTGTTTTTTGTGGTGAAAAAGAACTGGTCATCACGGGTAAGGGTGCGAAGAACTATAGTAAACATGCCTTCGACAGTGATTTTCTCGTCCAGCATTTTGCCGATAGTTTTCATTTTCACGCGCCCCATAGGGGTTTCTTCGGTGTGTGCAAGAAAATAGACTCTCAGGTCATCAGGTGCATCCTGTGCAGCCTTAATCACCTCCCATGCGTGGCGGCCTATCTCAGTAAATTTATCAAACGATTTTTCTTCTGAGCGGCGCATAAACTCATTGCTCATCACATACTGGAAGTCATCAACAATAACGATTCTTTTCCCGTATTCGTGAGCACGCTTAATTACGGCAACTATTACGTCCCATTTGTCAGTGGTAACTACGGTTCCTTTTTTTGCTCTGGCATCCCATGCAAGCCAGTCTTTTGATTTAAATGGTAGCGGCTTGCCTATTGGTTTTATAAGTATTGCTTCCTCGGGATTGATATTTCTCATGCTGGTTGATTTTCCGGTGCCAGACTCACCGAGTATTAATGTCGCAGTTCCCATAATTTGCCTCAGAATGGTAATTCGGATGGGGAGGAAAGAAACTCGCGCTCATTCATGCGCTCTCTTTGTGCCTGCCATAAACAAAGTTGTTTCTTTGATTTATCTCCCGCTTTACGCCAGTAACGAGCCTCAGCAATGTGATATTCTCTTTTTAATCGACTTAATTCTGGAGTTTTCGCCAGTTCTACCGGAATCATTTTGACCTCCATTTTCTGTAGGCTTCGATGGCCTCACGAAACATCTTTTCATCGCCAATAAAAGTGGCGATAGTGAATTTAGTCTGGATAGCCATAAGTGTTTGATCCATTCTTTGGGACTCCTGGCTGATTAAGTATGTCGATAAGGCGTTTCCATCCGTCACGTAATTTACGGGTAATTCGTTCAAGTAAAGATTCGGAAGGGCAGCCAGCAACAGGCCACCCTGCAATGGCATATTGCATGGTGTGCTCCTTATTTATACATAACGAAAAACGCCTCGAGTGAAGCGTTATTGGTATGCGGTAACGCCGCGTTCAGGCGGCCTTGATAGTCATATCATCTGAATCAAATATTCCTGATGTATCGATATCGGTAATTCTTATTCCTTCGCTACCATCCATTGGAGGCCATCCTTCCTGACCATTTCCATCATTCCAGTCGAACTCACACATAACACCATATGTATTTAAGTCGCTTGAAATTGCTATAAGCAGAGCATGTTGCGCCAGCATGGTTAATACAGCATTTAATACAGAGCCGTGTTTATTGAGTCGGTATTCAGAGTCTGACCAGAAATTATTAATCTGGTGAAGTTTTTCCTCTGTCATTACGTCATGGTCGATTTCAATTTCTATTGATGCTTTCCAGTCGTAATCAATGATGTATTTTTTGATGTTTGACATCTATTCATATCCTCACAGATAAAAAATCGCCCTCACATTGGAGGGCAAAGAAGATTTCCAATAATCAGAACAAGTCGGCTCCTGTTTAGTTACGAGCGACATTGCTCAGTGTATTCACTCGTTGGAATGAATACACAGTGCTTACTCGTACTAATAAAATACCCAATTTTCTGTTTCTTGGTTGTGCCCAAAGTTATATTCAATATCTGGTGTTGATGTATCAATATTTTTCATCCCATCAACAAGAGTTGATACAACAGCCAAATCTTGTTTTATTCTCATTAAATGGTATTTCTTCCGGCGCAATAAACTTTCAATAGCAAGTTTCTTCGTTGGGAATGCAAAAGATCTTTCTGCATTTTTTGCTACTTTCTTAATTGCATATCTATTTCTCTTTTGTTTCCATTCCTGTAACCACTGATTTGGTGCTGGTTTAAAATTAACAATCCAATGCGCAGGAACCAACCATGCATAATGCTCTGTCTGATGAAAAGCTATATATTGAAGTGCGAATATTTTGATTCCATCTTCTTCAACTGTCGCCTGGAATCTCCAGAAAACAGGCATTCCATCATGTTCAGTTTCTGATTCAGGAAAAGGTACGCTCCATGATTTTGTCATATCTCACCTCAAATAAGTGGTTTGCTGTCTAATTTCATTTTCTGGAGACCAACACAAGTCACACCCATTTCACTGCGTGGCTTGCGGTAGTAAAGATTGTGCCTGTCTTTTAACCACATCAGGCTCGGTGGTTCTCGTGTACCCCTACAGCGAGAAAAAGAGTAAAATCCTCTTACCCCTACAGTAAGAGAGTAATTTATATGGATGTGTTATCTGGTATAACTGCCGCGAAACAGGCTTATGATCTGCTGAAGACAATAAAAGAAACCAGAGACGATGCTGTTATCGCTAAAGCTATTGGTGATCTACACCAAAGAATAACTGACTTACAGATGCTTAATGCGGAGCTCTCTGGCCTTTATCAGGCCGAGAAGGAGATCGCAATGAAGCTTCGAGATGAAAATAGAAAAATCAAGATGTTTGTTGTGCAAGCTGAGAATTATGAACTTCATACAACTGAAGGTGGTTCTGTCGTGTATCGACCTAAGAGTCATTCCGATCCTTCTATTCAGCAGCATAACCTTTGTGCACATTGCTTCGGCGAACATAAAATATCGATACTTCAACCAAGCACGGTTACTATAAAATCTAATGGGTTCTTTGTGCATTCATGTCCTCGCTGTAAGAATGAATACCGGATGTATAGAGCGCCAGACCCTAAGCCTGTATATGTACCGCCGCTGACAAATTATTAATTTTATTCCTGAAATGGCCTCTTCACCCCCTTACTTTGTCAGGGGGATATCTCCTTCAGTTTTGACCATTCGCCTTAATACTTTCCTTAAGTCGATGTAAAGTTGAAGGTCTCCATTTGCTGCGGCATCAGCCATTTTTTGCCTGACAAGCAGTAATGTTTCATACGGCTCAATAAGAATATCGTCATGAGTAATTAGGTGAAGCGTTGCCGCATCAACTATTCCTAGAGCTGCGCCAAGTATCAAAAATTCCCTGCTATTTTTGTCGCATGAGGAGATAAGCGTATTTAGCGCATACCTAATATTCTTTATAGCTGTTGTTAATGCTGCAATTTCTTCTATGGCGTCTTCTCCAATGAGCTTTTTAAGCTCATATTTTTCTTCCTGACCCATAATTACCTCGCCGTCAGTTGTTTTGATTTCCGGTAGCCTGCCGCCTAAAGAGCTACGTTTGGAAGACAAGTTGAACCTTCATATTTTCTGATCAACGTTGTCAGAGTTATAACTTCTGCTCTCATTGCTGGTTTGCGCTTGCATTGCAAGACCACTCGTGAGGTGGTTGGCCTGTGTAGCTTGTCGGAGCTAATCGCCTCCTGACTTTGCAGGTTTGCGCGACGAGCTCTACGGCGAGAAGCTGCGGTGCCTTTAAATTCTGTTTTTCTGGACATAGATTCCTCCCGAATAAACTTTGGTGATGCAATCTCGAAGCCCCTCCTGAGACGGTTGCTTCGGCATTGCATCCCACAGCTTATGTGGTTGGGTGATCTGGCTTTTCAGCCACGTAGTCGAGTGTTCGACGTTGTTTAAAGAGCCTGCCAGTCTGTTCCGTTGGGCTTACAGCGTCCTGCTGATGAGTTAACTTTATCGGAATGATAAATTCATGGCAATAGCAAAATGATAAATTGTTTTGGTTTTCAAATATCCTGTTGATTATTATGGTTTTTTATTTGATTGCAGGAATTTATCAGAAGGAATAAAGAGACTTGAGGGGGATCAGAATTGCGCGTTTTAGTGAGTTGTATCTGTTTATTTTCCAATAAATACAATCGATTATGTGTTTTTAGGTGGGCGAACGTGAGGCAAAGAAAACCCGGCGCTGAGGCCGGGTTGTATTATGCTGCAAGTCTCTTAACCCAAGTCTCTCTTTTGGAGAATGGTAGAACTTGGCTTGATTCATGGAAGAGTAAGGAGAGTTGTTGCATTTGGTCACCAATTGCTTCGCTGTCTATAACAACAAATCTGTTGTTATACTCCTCACTTGATGCTTTAAGATCAATTAGTTTCCCAAGCAATGAGTAAGCACTATTCCAGCTTCCTCCGTGTTTCACGCTTGATGTAAAAACGTATTTAGGTATGTCGGTTTTTATTGTTACAGGGACGGTAATTTGATGTCCACTCAAGCCATATACGTTTTCACGAAGAGAAAGTGCGTCTCTAAGCTCTGTGTGATATAGATAATCAATAACCATACTTTCAAACTTTTCAGCTTGAACTGGCTGATACCAGTCTAACGACAAAGTTGATGCGAGTATACCAGCTCTAATTATGTTCGATGTAATCGCACCGACATCCTTTTCTGTTGCCCAAGCAATGATTTCTCCTCGATCATTGAGCTCTGCGCCTTCTTTAAGCAGTAATTGTCGTATCTCATCAAGTCGTTTTTTGGTAAGCGAGATCCCTCTTGCCTCCATATTCATTAAGGCATCGCATCTATCACTAACTAAATACCTACCATTGACTTCACGGATAAAAGCACCGACATGCTCTCCATCATCACAGTAAGTGAATGGACTGATAATTCTCAAGGTCTTGCCTATTGGATGGCATTCGAAACCTAGTTGTGAGATCACTGTTGAGCACATCATATTCCAAACCCCATTTGCCCCGACTCATCTTCAAGTGGTAAAGGTATTCTCCCAGAGTAAGTTATGTTCAGATGTTTACAGAAGTAATTCCAATACCCTACCAGGTCATCTGGGTTTATGTCATCTTCGATTGGAAACGCTATTCTATCACTATAGTATCCAGCTTCTTCATAGTATACATGGTAGTGAGCACCGTAAATGATATCTTGGTACTTCGGATGATCGACCTTGTAACTATTCGTGTGTTTGTCAAAGTGATAGGTATCTACCGCGAAAACCCTCTTGTTATGATAGAAAGCAATAATATTTATTTTAGGGTAAGAAATCGGGTCATCAGGTTCTGAATCCTGATCTGGTTTCCATTTCAGTTCAAACTTTAGCCCTTGTATAGGTATACAATCCTCATCCAAGGGGATGATATGAGCTTGTAGCCACATATCAGAGCGACTTGGTTTCTGTTTCCATTTAACGCCAGAAAAGTTAACTATTTTTTTACAATAAAGTACTTTATCAACTTCTACTTGGCTTGGCTGATAATCATCTATTTTTGCCAATGTTTACCGCCCTGTAAATTGTAGATAAAAGTGGTTTCATCACCCAAACGTCTCTTCAGGCCACTGGTTACCAGCTATGTGACGATGAAGTCACGAACTTTTCAGCCACTCCCTTGCCTCAATGTCATCCAGATGGCGAGATTGCTTCAGAATACCAGCTACATACTCCACCTTTGCTACTTGATGATAAGGCAACGTTATTGGCCTATGATCCTGGTTGATGCTTGTAAACTGGTATTCTCCGTCTCTGTCATAGCCAAGAACTTTGATCATGTTGTGTCCTTCAACGGTTCTGACAAACACCTCATCACCCGGGAATACTTTGGTGTTAGGCTCAATGAGTACATATTCTCCTGATTTTATTCTAGGCCACATGCTGTCTCCTTTCACACGAAGACCAAAGGCATCTGGATCATCGCTATAAATCTTGAGCCACCCATCGCGCTCTTCGGTCATCTCGATGGCACCATCAACACCAAGAATTGCCTCACCAACCACGCGCACTAACCCTTTTCTTACCTGACCGACAAAAGTTAAAGAATCTGAGCATGATGCAATTGGTGTTACATCATGTACCAAATCAAGCCACCCATTAGGTAACCCAAGTGCGGCTTCGAATTTTCTTGCTAGTTTATCCCCTATGTTTCGAGTGCTTTTTTCACCGGAGACTTGCGTGAGTTGAGAAGGGCTAACTCCAAGCTTATCGGCAAAGCTTGCATTAGTGTTACCCGCGATTTTTTTATGCTCATCTAGCAAAAACGCCAGATTCGATTTGCGAATATCTTTGTTTTCCATCCCACGATTCTCCCTCTATTTAGCAAATGGATAAATACGCATTTTGATAAATCTCCATTGCAGTTTATTTATCAAAATGGTAAAGTTGCTCTGTGTGATAAACGGAGGCACTAATGAGTAATGAACTACTACGCTGGCGAAAAGAGGCTTCTAGTGAGGAATGGAAGCGACTCGCCGCATTAGCGAATACTTCAGTTGGCTATCTTGATCAGATTGCATATGGGTTTCGAAGAGCTTCCCCAGATAAAGCGAATGCAATCGAAGAAGCCACTCGTAATTTCACGGGTTATAAACCTGTGAAAAAGGAAAATCTGGTGTTCGTATCGCGTAGAGCATCAGCAGCATAAGTAACCCCGCTCTTTGTAACAACGGACATTCGTCCTACGTCGCTGAAAAGCGAATCCCAGAATATCTGACCAACTAAGGCCATATGCGTTTCCACGCATACCTTTCAACTAACTATTCACTATTGGAAATCTTAAGAAATGGAAAGAACAAGTTACAGCAAACTATCACAGCGTGACGTTGATCGCGCAGAAACAGATTTACTTATCAATCTGTCAACTATTACCCAGCGCGGTCTGGCAAAGATGATTGGCTGTCATGAATCGAAGATAAGCAGAACAGACTGGAGGTTTATAGCTTCGGTCTTGTGTGCTTTTGGCATGGCATCAGACATCAGTCCGATTAGCAGAGCTTTTAAGTATGCGCTTGATGAAATCACCAATAAAAAACGCCCGGTGTGCAAGACCGAGCGTTCTGAACAAATCCAGATGGAGTTCTGAGGTCATTACTGGATCTATCAACAGGAGTCATTATGACAAATACAGCAAAAATACTCAACTTCGGCAGAGGTAACTTTGCCGGACAGGAGCGTAATGTGGCAGATCTCGATGATGGTTACGCCAGACTATCAAATATGCTGCTTGAGGCTTATTCGGGCGCAGATCTGACCAAGCGACAGTTTAAAGTGCTGCTTGCCATTCTGCGTAAAACCTATGGGTGGAATAAACCAATGGACAGAATCACCGATTCTCAACTTAGCGAGATTACAAAGTTACCTGTCAAACGGTGCAATGAAGCCAAGTTAGAACTCGTCAGAATGAATATTATCAAGCAGCAAGGCGGCATGTTTGGACCAAATAAAAACATCTCAGAATGGTGTATCCCTCAAAACGAGGGAAAATCCCCTAAAACGAGGGATAAAACATCCCTCAAATTGGGGGATTGCTATCCCTCAAAACAAGGGGGCACAAAAGACACTATTACAAAAGAAAAAAGAAAAGATTATTCGTCCGAGAATTCTGGCGAATCCTCTGACCAGCCAGAAAACGATCTTTCTGTGGTTAAACCGGATGCTGCAATTCAGAGCGGCAGCAAGTGGGGAACAGCAGAAGACCTGACCGCCGCAGAGTGGATGTTTGACATGGTGAAGACCATCGCGCCATCAGCCAGAAAACCGAATTTTGCAGGGTGGGCTAACGATATCCGCCTGATGCGTGAACGTGACGGACGTAACCACCGCGACATGTGCGTGCTGTTCCGCTGGGCATGCCAGGACAACTTCTGGTCCGGTAACGTGCTTAGCCCGGCCAAACTCCGCGACAAGTGGACCCAGCTCGAAATCAACCGTAACAAGCAACAGGCAGGCGTGACAGCCAGCAAACCAAAACTCGACCTGACAAACACAGACTGGATTTACGGGGTGGATCTATGAAAAACATCGCCGCACAGATGGTTAACTTTGACCGTGAGCAGATGCGTCGGATCGCCAACAACATGCCGGAACAGTACGACGAAAAGCCGCAGGTACAGCAGGTAGCGCAGATCATCAACGGTGTGTTCAGCCAGTTACTGGCAACTTTCCCGGCGAGTCTGGCTAACCGTGACCAGAACGAACTGAACGAAATCCGCCGCCAGTGGGTTCTGGCTTTCCGGGAAAACGGGATCACCACAATGGAACAGGTTAACGCAGGAATGCGCGTAGCCCGTCGGCAGAATCGACCATTTCTGCCATCACCCGGGCAGTTTGTTGCATGGTGCCGGGAAGAAGCATCCGTTATCGCCGGACTGCCAAACGTCAGCGAGCTGGTTGATATGGTTTACGAGTATTGCCGGAAGCGAGGCCTGTATCCGGATGCGGAGTCTTATCCGTGGAAATCAAACGCGCACTACTGGCTGGTTACCAACCTGTATCAGAACATGCGGGCCAATGCGCTTACTGATGCGGAATTACGCCGTAAGGCCGCAGATGAGCTTGTCCATATGACTGCGAGAATTAACCGTGGTGAGGCGATCCCTGAACCAGTAAAACAACTTCCTGTCATGGGCGGTAGACCTCTAAATCGTGCACAGGCTCTGGCGAAGATCGCAGAAATCAAAGCTAAGTTCGGACTGAAAGGAGCAAGTGTATGACGGGCAAAGAGGCAATTATTCATTACCTGGGGACGCATAATAGCTTCTGTGCGCCGGACGTTGCCGCGCTAACAGGCGCAACAGTAACCAGCATAAATCAGGCCGCGGCTAAAATGGCACGGGCAGGTCTTCTGGTTATCGAAGGTAAGGTCTGGCGAACGGTGTATTACCGGTTTGCTACCAAGGAAGAACGGGAAGGAAAGATGAGCACGAACCTGATTTTTAAGGAGTGTCGCCAGAGTGCCGCGATGAAACGGGTATTGGCAGTATATGGAGTTAAAAGATGACCATCTACATCACTGAGCTTGTAACAGGCCTGCTGGTAATCGCAGGCCTTTTTATTTGGGGGAGAGTAAATCGTGGCTGAGTTTATGCTCGTCGCACTAAAATGCGTTGGCGTTGGATGGATTCTTCTGACGTTTTTTATTGTTCTGCATAGCTACATTCGTCTTGTGAATGACGGTAAAGACCCATGGTATACGTTGTTTGGCGCTACATTTGTCTGGGTGATTATCGGTGTTATGCCTGTCGCTGTAGCAAAAATGGCGTGGCGTTTTGTGAGTTAAGCGGAGGTAAACGTGGCTGACTGGCAAATTCCAATCATCATTCTTGCCGGAGCTTCGCTGGTTGCTGGCTTTATCCTGCTGAAGAAGCATAAAGACCGTGATCAAAAAGTCGAAGTTCTCTATGGGTATCCAGCGAACAGCACAACATGGCTGACCATTTACCACTACCGAAAATCAGGCCGCTGGGTATTCGAATGGGATGATCTGTTCGCTGAAAAGCGACCAAAGTCATGGGGAGACATCAGCGAATGCATGATGTTTGAAGAAAGAAAATCCGGCGCAACCCGAGAAGAGTTTAACGAAGCGTGGGCGCGATTAAGTGAGAGAGGGTATTTGTGAGCAAGTACGAAAAATTAGATCAAAACATTCTTTCAATGCTGAGTGAAAGACCAACACCTGTTTTTGATATCTGGCTTAAATGGCGGAGCAATGGAATGTATATCGAAACCATCGATCGTCGTATGCAATACCTGAGAAAGAAATGGCTTGTTGCAAATGTGCGTGGGAAGGGTTGGGTGAAAATTAACCTGTCATAACGGGGATTGATATGGACGAATCAAGAAAGCAGTTTGAAGAATACGTTGCCAAAAAATTGAGATTACCATTCGAGATGATAACCGAGGCAAGAAATGGTGATAGGTACTTCGCATTTTCAAGTATGGATATTCGTCACTCCTTAAATGAGTGGTGGGCTTTATGGCAGGCATCGCGAGCAGCTATTGAACTGGATATCGACTGGCCCGAATCGAATGACGACTTTTGGAAAGATGGTGAAGAAGGTGCTTATGCGATGGGTTATGAGGATGGGAGAGACAAAACGGTAATTGCAGTAATGAAAGCTATCAGAGCCGCTGGAATTAAAGAGAAGAATTTCGATGAAGCAAACAATCTTCCTCCGAACTAAGCAACAACAGCAAGCTGCAATAAATGCCATCCTCGCAACACCACTCGATAAAGACAAGCCAGTCACCATCCGCATTACTGACTACAAGCGCAACCTTGACCAGAACGCAAAATTTCACGCGATGCTGGCGGATATCGCTCGTCAGGTTCAATGGTGCGGCAAATGGTTAAAACCAGAACAATGGAAGGTTTTGTTGATCAGCGGTCATGCAGTGGCAACAAAACAGGAAGCTGATGTTTTGCCCGGGCTTGAAGGCGAATACGTCAACATTCGCGAAAGCAGCGCGCAGATGAGTGTGAAGCGTATGGCAAGTCTTATCGAGTACACAACAGCCTGGGCTATTGGTCATGGTGTCAGATTTACCGACAGGAGGTACGAATGAGACGACAGCGACGAAGTATCACCGACATCATCTGCGAAAACTGCAAATACCTTCCAACGAAACGCTCCAGAAATAAACGCAAGCCAATCCCAAAAGAATCTGACGTAAAAACCTTCAATTACACGGCTCACCTGTGGGATATCCGGTGGATAAGACATCGTGCGAGGAAATAAGGGGATTGACGCGATGATTTATCCGGGGCTATATTCCTCACACGCCAGCAAAATCTGGCGTCGGGATTGGCATCCCGGATAGAAACCGCGACAGATACACGCCGCGAGCGTGTTTTTTATTGTCGTATGCACGCGCACATCTGAATTATGGTGGGCTGTGTGGGGGCGGAGAGATCCGCGCCGGTCGGTTTCCCGGTTATGCCAACCCTGCACAGTTCACCACCAGATGATTGGCATCGTCGGTGGTGGGTTATTTAGAAACCACCAGAGGGCGTCATTATGACAACTCAAATCTCTGTTGAAACTCTCTCCCCGATCACCCATAACCAGATACCTGTTATTACCACTGAACTTTTGGCGCAGCTTTACGGCACAGAAGCGATTCGCATTCAGCAAAATCACGCCAGAAACGCTGAACGTTTTATTGAAGGTAAGCATTTTTATAAATTAGTGGGCGATGAGCTTAGAGGTATGAAGCACAGACTATCTTTAAGCGAGTCTGTGAAAATTGCCCGCAACGTTCGCTCTCTCATCCTCTGGACAGAACGCGGCGCAGCCCGTCACGCCAAAATGCTCGAAACCGATCAGGCGTGGGATGTGTTCGAAAAACTGGAAGACTGCTATTTCAGGCAGTGCAAGAAAAATACTGGCAAACAAGAGAAGAGCACCAACGAGCTTTCCGCAAAAGAAGCAAACAGCCTTGTATGGTTATGGGATTATGCCAACCGCTCACAGGCATTATTCCGCGAACTGTATCCGGCATTAAAACAAATTCAATCGAACTATTCCGGCAGATGCTACGACTACGGTCATGAGTTCTCGTATGTTATTGGAATGGCAAGAGACGTTTTAATAAACCACACACGAGATGTTGATATCAATGAGCCAGACGGACCAACAAATCTTTCCGCATGGATAAGGCTTAAGAACAAAGAATTACCTCCTTCACTGCATCGCTACTGACAATTGACAACTTAACAAACCCAGCTTCGGCTGGGTTTTTTATTGCTGAATTTTCAATGTGAGAGGACATGACAATGAATGAGCTGATAAATAACAATGCCATCAAAATGACAAGCATTGAAATCGCTGAGTTGGTGGGAAGCCAACACGGTAATGTCAGAATATCAATAGAACGTCTGGCAAAGCGTGGGGTGATTCAACTTCCTCCAATGCAAAAAGTTGAAAATAAACAAACAATTAGCCCTAACAAATTCACAAGCGTGTATATATTCGAAGGCGAACAAGGTAAGCGCGATAGTATCATTGTCGTCGCCCAGTTGTCGCCAGAGTTCACCGCTCGCCTTGTTGACCGCTGGCGAGAACTCGAAGGGGCAACCGCGAAAATCCCACAAACCTTCTCTGAAGCATTGCGCCTCGCGGCTGACCTTGAAGACCAGAAGGCTGAACTGGAGAAACAGCTTGCTCTCGCAGCACCTAAAGTTGATTTTGCCGATCGCGTTGGCGAGGCCAGCGGAATTTTGATTGGAAACTTTGCAAAGGTTGTTGGAATTGGTCCAAACAAACTGTTTGCGTGGATGCGCGATCACAAAATCCTTATTGCTTCAGGTTCCCGGCGCAATGTGCCAATGCAGGAATATATGGATCGCGGCTATTTCACAGTGAAAGAAACAGCGGTCAACACAAATCACGGAATACAGATATCGTTCACCACAAAAATCACCGGGCGTGGTCAACAGTGGCTGACCAGAAAGCTGCTCGATAACGGAATGCTGAAAGTAACAGGGGAGGCTGCTTAATGGCTAAACCAGCGCGAAGGAAATGCAAAATATGCAAGGAATGGTTTCACCCGGCATTCTCAAATCAGTGGTGGTGCTGCCCGGAACACGGAACTCAGTTAGCACTCAAACTACAAAGTAAACAGCGAAAAAAAGCGGAAAAAGCAGCAGAGAAGAAACGACGACGAGAGGAGCAGAAACAGAAAGATAAACTGAAGATTCGAAAACTCGCCTTAAAGCCCCGCAGTTACTGGATTAAACAAGCCCAACAAGCCGTAAACGCCTTCATCAGAGAAAGAGACCGCGACTTACCATGTATCTCGTGCGGAACGCTCACGTCTGCTCAGTGGGATGCCGGACATTACCGGACAACTGCTGCGGCACCTCAACTCCGATTTGATGAACGCAATATTCACAAGCAATGCGTGGTGTGCAACCAGCACAAAAGCGGAAATCTCGTTCCGTATCGCGTCGAACTGATTAATCGCATCGGGCAGGAAGCAGTAGACGAAATCGAATCAAACCATAACCGCCATCGCTGGACTGTCGAAGAGTGCAGAGCCATCAAGGCGGAGTATCAGCAGAAACTCAAAGACCTGCGAAACAGCAGAAGTGAGGCCGCATGACGTTCTCAGTAAAAACCATTCCAGACATGCTCGTTGAAGCATACGGAAACCAGACAGAAGTAGCACGCAGACTGAAATGTAGTCGCGGTACGGTCAGAAAATACGTTGATGATAAAGACGGGAAAATGCACGCCATCGTCAACGACGTTCTCATGGTTCATCGCGGATGGAGTGAAAGAGATGCGCTATTACGAAAGAATTGATGGCAGCAAATACCGAAATATTTGGGTAGCTGGCGATCTGCACGGATGCTACACGAACCTGATGAACAAACTGGATACGATTGGATTCGACAACAAAAAAGACCTGCTTATCTCGGTGGGCGATTTGGTTGATCGTGGTGCAGAGAACGTTGAATGCCTGGAATTAATCACATTCCCCTGGTTCAGAGCTGTACGTGGAAACCATGAGCAAATGATGATTGATGGCTTATCAGAGCGCGGAAACGTCAATCACTGGATGCTTAATGGCGGTGGCTGGTTCTTTAATCTCGATTACGACAAAGAAATTCTGGCTAAAGCTCTTGCCCATAAAGCAGATGAACTTCCGTTAATCATCGAACTGGTGAGCAAAGATAAAAAATATGTCATCTGCCACGCCGATTATCCTTGTGACGAATACGAGTTTGGAAAGCCAGTTGATCATCAGCAGGTAATCTGGAACCGCGAACGAATCAGCAACTCACAAGACGGGATCGTGAAAGAAATCAAAGGCGCGGACACGTTCATCTTTGGTCATACGCCAGCAGTGAAACCACTCAAATTTGCCAACCAGATGTATATCGATACCGGCGCAGTGTTCTGCGGAAACCTCACATTGATTCAGGTACAGGGAGAAGGCGCATGAGACTCGAAAGCGTAGCTAAATTTCATTCGCCAAAAAGCCCGATGATGAGTGACTCACCACGGGCCACGGCTTCTGACTCTCTTTCCGGTACTGATGTGATGGCTGCTATGGGGATGGCGCAATCACAAGCCGGATTCGGAATGGCTGCATTCTGTGGTAAGCACGAACTCAGCCAGAACGACAAACAAAAGGCTATCAACTATCTGATGCAATTTGCACACAAGGTATCGGGGAAATACCGTGGTGTGGCAAAGCTCGAAGGAAATACTAAGGCAAAGGTACTGCAAGTGCTCGCAACATTCGCTTATGCGGATTATTGCCGTAGTGCCGCGACGCCGGGGGCAAGATGCAGAGATTGCCACGGTACAGGCCGCGCGGTTGATATAGCAAAAACAGAGCAGTGGGGGAGAGTTGTTGAGAAAGAGTGCGGAAGATGCAAAGGTGTCGGCTATTCAAGGATGCCAGCAAGCGCCGCATATCGCGCTGTAACGATGCTAATCCCAAACCTTACTCAACCCACCTGGTCACGCACTGTTAAGCCGCTGTATGACGTTCTGGTGGTGCAATGCCACAAGGAAGAGTCAATCGCAGACAATATCTTGAATGCGGTCACACGTTAGCAGCATGATTGCCACGGATGGCAACATATTAACGGCATGATATTGACTTTTTGAATAAAGTTGGGTAAATTTGACCCAACGATGGGTTAATTCGCTCGTTGTGGTAGTGAGATAAAAAGAGGCGGCGCTTACTACCGATTCCGCCTAGTTGGTCACTTCGACGTATCGTCTGGAACTCCAACCATCGCAGGCTGAGAGGTCTGCAAAATGCAATCCCGAAACAGTTCGCAGGTAATAGTTAGAGCCTGCATAACGGTTTCGGGATTTTTTATATCTGTGCAACAGGTAAGAGCATTCTCCCTTATGGGGCTTGGCTTAAATGCACCGAGTGCTCTTATCGTTGTGCTGAATTAAGCGAATGCCGGAAGCAGAACCGGATCACCAAATGCGTACAGGCGTCATCGCCGCCCAGCAACAGCACAACCCAAACTGAGCCGTAGCCACTGGCTATCCTGAATTCATCAGTGATAGTTATGCTGCGGCCTTCTACACATGACCTTCGTGAAAGCGGGTGGCAGGAGGTTGCGCTAACAACCTCATGCCGTTTTGCCCGTGCATATCGGTCACGAACAAATCTGATTACTAAACACAGTAGCCTGGATTTGTTCTATCAGTAACCGACCTTATTCCTAATTAACTAGAGCAAATCCCCTTATTGGGGGTAAGACATGAAGATGCCAGAAAAACATGACCTGTTAGCCGCCATTCTCGCGGCAAAGGAACAAGGCATCGGGGCAATCCTTGCGTTTGCAATGGCGTACCTTCGTGGCAGATATAATGGCGGTGCGTTTACAAAAACAGTAATCGACGCAACGATGTGCGCCATTATCGCCTGGTTCATTCGTGACCTTCTCGACTTCGCAGGACTAAGTAGCAATCTCGCTTATATAACGAGCGTGTTCATCGGCTACATCGGCACTGACTCGATTGGTTCGCTTATCAAACGCTTCGCTGCTAAAAAAGCCGGAGTAGAAGATGGTGGAAATCAATAATCAACGTAAGGCGTTCCTCGATATGCTGGCGTGGTCAGAGGGAACTGATAACGGACGACAGAAAACCAGAAATCATGGTTATGACGTCATTGTTGGCGGAGAGCTATTCACTGATTACTCCGATCACCCTCGCAAACTTGTCACGCTAAACCCAAAACTCAAATCAACAGCAGCAGGGCGCTATCAGCTTCTTTCCCGTTGGTGGGATGCCTACCGCAAGCAGCTTGGCCTGAAAGACTTCTCTCCAAAAAGCCAGGACGCTGTGGCATTGCAGCAGATTAAAGAGCGTGGCGCTTTACCGATGATTGATCGCGGTGATATCCGTCAGGCAATCGACCGTTGCAGCAATATCTGGGCTTCACTGCCGGGGGCTGGTTATGGTCAGTTCGAGCATAAGGCTGACAGCCTGATTACAAAATTTAAAGAAGCGGGCGGAACGGTCAGAGAGATTGAGGTATGAGCAGAGTCACCGCGATTATTTCCGCTCTGGTTATCTGCATCATCGTTTGCCTGTCATGGGCTGTTAATCATTACCGTGATAACGCCATAGCCTACAAAGAGCAACGTGATAAAGCCACATCCACAATTGCTGACATGCAGAAGCGTCAACGTGATGTAGCAGAACTCGACGCCAGATACACAAAGGAGCTTGCTGATGCTAACGCGACTATCGAAAGTCTCCGTGCTGATGTTTCTGCTGGTCGTAAGCGCCTGCAAGTCGCCGCCACCTGTGCAAAGTCAACGACCGGAGCCAGCAGCATGGGCGATGGAGAAAGCCCAGGACTTACAGCAGATGCTGAACTCAATTATTACCGTCTCCGAAGTGGAATCGACAGGATAACCGCGCAGGTTAACTACTTGCAGGATTACATTAGGACGCAGTGCTTAAAATAATTTTAATTTCACTGAAATTTAACAAGTGACTTTCAGGAAAATGCCTCGCAGATGCGGGGCGTTTTTGTATAGGTATTTCACCGCGCACCGCAGCGCACAATAACCACCGAACCTGACCCTTTGGAATGGGCCTTTGAGGATACCAGTTAGTGCTGGCGAGCCTCGGTGGGCTGGTTTCCTGTGCGGCAAAGGTTCATTTCGAAGTAGCAGGTAACGCCATGAATGAATTAATTGTGAATCATGACTTTGACTTTCGCCAGTTAGTTACCGCAGCAGAAGGTCAACCGGTAACTGACACCTTCCAGATCGCAAAGGCATTTGGTAAGCGTCATGCGGACGTATTGAGGGCGCTGAAAAATTGTCATTGCTCTGAAGATTTCCGGAGAGCGCATTTTTGCGTTGCCGAAAAAATCAATGACTTAGGGATTTTTGACAAGAAACAGATTTACTACCGCATGGACTTTAGTGGCTTCGTTATGCTGGTCATGGGATTTAATGGCGCAAAAGCCGACGCTGTTAAAGAGGCCTATATAAATGCCTTTAACTGGATGTCTGCAGAACTCCGTAAGTACAGCGAAAGTTATGAACCAGAACGCAGCCGCAGAGGAAGCATTTCAGTTCATTGGCACTGACGAGCTGAAGCTTGAGCTATTCAAAATTCACTTCCAGTCAGGCGGCGCTAATTCAGATATCACGACCCGCACTATCGAAGCGGTGCGCAAATCGAAGGAAGCGTTAGACCTGTTCACTACCGGAGCATAAACATGGCGCGCCCAACAAAGTATCAAGAGGCGTACGCCGAACAGGCACGCAAACTGTGCTTGCTGGGCTACACCGATGCAGAGCTTGCTGATTTCTTCGAAGTCAGTGAGTCAACTATTAACAAGTGGAAGCTTGATTATCCTGAGTTTTCGGAGTCCATAAAAAAGGGTAAGGCCGTTGCTGATGCAGAAGTTAGTGACCGTCTTTATCAACGCGCTATGGGCTTCGTGGCTCCAGACATCGATATTCGTGTTATTGAAAACAGAGTTGTCGAAACTCCGCTTGAGAAGTATTACCCGCCTGATACAACCGCCGCCATCTTCTGGCTTAAGAACCGACAGAAGGATAAATGGCGCGACAAGGTTGATCACGAACTAACAGGCAAAGACGGCGGCGCAATTCAGATTGAAACATCACCGATGAGCACTCTATTCGGAAAATGACCTCGATTAATCCTATCTTTGAACCGTTCATTGAGGCGCATCGCTACAAAGTCGCCAAAGGCGGTCGAGGTAGCGGTAAGTCATGGGCAATCGCGAGGCTGCTTGTTGAGGCGGCGCGTCGGCAGCCGGTGCGTATTCTCTGTGCTCGTGAGCTGCAAAACAGTATCAGTGATTCGGTAATCCGGCTGCTTGAAGACACCATCGAGCGTGAAGGGTATTCGGCTGAGTTTGAAATTCAGCGTTCCATGATTCGTCATCTCGGAACGAATGCTGAATTCATGTTCTACGGCATAAAAAACAACCCGACGAAGATTAAATCGCTCGAAGGCATTGATATCTGCTGGGTGGAAGAAGCGGAAGCGGTAACGAAGGAATCATGGGACATCCTGATACCAACCATCCGTAAGCCGTTCTCTGAAATATGGGTGAGCTTTAACCCGAAGAACATACTCGACGATACCTATCAGCGATTCGTTGTAAATCCTCCCGATGATATTTGCCTGCTGACGGTGAACTACACCGACAACCCGCACTTTCCTGAAGTTCTCCGTCTGGAGATGGAAGAGTGTAAACGCAGAAACCCGACACTGTATCGTCACATCTGGCTTGGTGAGCCAGTAAGCGCAAGTGATATGGCAATCATCAAACGTGAATGGCTTGAAGCTGCAACTGATGCGCACAAGCAACTCGGATGGAAAGCGAAAGGCGCGGTTGTTTCTGCGCATGACCCATCAGATACAGGGCCAGATGCTAAAGGTTATGCATCGCGCCACGGTTCGGTAGTTAAGCGCATTGCCGAAGGCCTGCTGATGGACATCAACGAGGGTGCTGACTGGGCTACTTCGCTGGCGATTGAAGACGGCGCTGACCATTACCTGTGGGATGGTGATGGTGTTGGTGCCGGGCTACGCAGACAGACAACGGAAGCGTTCTCCGGCAAGAAAATCACCGCCACGATGTTCAAGGGCAGCGAATCGCCATTCGATGAAGATGCTCCGTATCAGGCCGGAGCATGGGCTGATGAAGTCGTACAGGGTGACAACGTTCGCACTATTGGTGATGTGTTCCGCAATAAGCGAGCGCAATTCTATTACGCGCTGGCTGACAGGCTTTATCTGACATATCGGTCGGTTGTCCACGGTGAGTATGCAGACCCAGACGACATGCTGAGTTTCGACAAAGAAGCGATAGGCGAGAATATGCTGGAGAAGCTGTTTGCAGAACTGACGCAGATTCAGCGCAAATTCAATAACAACGGGAAGCTGGAGCTTATGACTAAGGTCGAAATGAAGCAGAAGCTCGGTATTCCATCTCCTAACCTGGCTGATGCGCTGATGATGTGCATGCATTGCCCGGAGTCGGCTGCGCAACCCGACTATTCCAGTTACTCAATTCCTTGTGGTGTAGGTTGATATGGCAGAAAAAAAGATGAATGACTGGCATCGCAAGGTGCTGTGCAACTTTGATAATGCCTGGTCAGCAACGCAGGATATGCGTGAGCAGATTATTGAGGCTCAACGTTTCGTCCGGGTATCCGGCGCACAGTGGGAAGGCAGCACAAACGCTGGTTACTCATTTGATGAAGGCAGGTTTGAGCATTACCCGCGCTTTGAACTGAATAAGATTGCCCGTGAATGTGATCGCATCATTGGCGAGTATCGACAGAATCGCATCAGCGTTAAATTCAGGCCGAAGGATGACAAGGCATCGGAAGCGTTAGCCGAAAAGATGAACGGCAAATTCCGCGCTGACTATCAGGAAACATCCGGTGGCGAAGCGTGTGATAACGCATTTGATGATGCTGTAACGGGCGGATTCGGTTGTTTCCGCATGTGTGCCGATTACGAAGATGAAATGGACCCAAGTAACGAGCAGCGACGCATCAGCCTTCTTCCTGTTTACGACCCGGCGACATGCGTCTTCTTCGATCAGGACAGCAAACAATATGACCGCTCTGATGCTATGTGGGCTATGGAAATGTTCTCCATGACGCCTAAAGCGTTCGAGGCTGAATACCCTGATTCCATTGCGGCAAGCCTTTCTCGGGATGACACTGGTACTCAGTATGACTGGTCAACGCCTGACGCCATCTATGTTGGACGTTACTACGAAGTTCGCATAGAGAAGGTGAAGCTCACGGCGTGGCGCAACCCTGTTAGCGGAGAAACGGCAATCTATGATGAAGAGCAAATCAAAGATATTGTCGACGAGCTGACCGATGGTGCATTCGAACTGATTGGCGAGCGAACGGTGAAGAAGCGCCGCGTTTATTGCGGTCTTCTGTCTGGCGCTGAATGGCTGGAAGAACCGAAGCGTATTCCGGGTGAACATATTCCTCTCATCCCGGTATATGGGCGTCGCTCATTTGTTGATAATCAGGAGCGAATCGAAGGCCACGCAGCAAAAGCGATGGATGCACAGCGTCTTGAGAACCTGATGGTTTCCATGATTGCAGATAACGCTACTCAGGCTGGCGGTGATGGCATTCCTGTAGTTGATGTTGACATGATTCCTGGTCCTCTCGCCACTCATTGGGCGGAGCGCAACAAAAAGCGCCCGGCGTTCCTGCCGATGGTCAGTCTGAAAAACAAAAACGGAGATATTACTGCGCAGGCTCAGGTCAGCAGTTATACGCCTCCGACACAAATGCCTCCAGCTCTTGCCGGGCTATTGCAGTACACCGGAACGGCTATTCAGCAAATTACAGGTGCGTCGCAGCTTGAGAACATGCCGAGCAACGTCGCTACTGATACCGTTGATAGCATTTTTAACCGGATGGACACGCAGTCCTATATCTACATGGACAACATGGCTAAATCTATGCGTCGCGCTGGCGTTGTGTGGCTTTCTATGGCGCGTGAAGTCTATGGCAGCGATACGCCGATGCGTATCGTTAATGAGGACGGCAGCGATGACGTGGCGCTGATGACTGGTGAAGTGGTTGACCGTCAGACAGGGCAGGTTATCGCGCTTAACGACCTTTCGCAGGGTAACTATGAAGTGACTGTCGATGTCGGTCAGTCGTTCGCTACTCGCCGTGATGCAACGGTTAAGTCGTTACTTTCCATGCTGGCACTTATCCCACCAGGAACGCCGAAGCACGACCTTGTATCGTCGATGATTCTCGACAATATGGATGGCGAAGGGATGGACGACCTGAAAGAATACAACCGCAATCAGTTGCTTCTGTCTGGCGTTATCAAGCCGAGAACGCCTGAAGAACAGCAGATGGTTGAGCAGGCGAAACAACAACAGGCCAGTCAGCCAGATCCGGCTATGGTTGCAGCGCAAGGTCAGCTTCTTGCAGGTCAGGCTGAATTGCAGAAAGCGCAGAACGAACAGGCAGCCATTCAGGTTAAAGCATTCCAGGCACAGACTGATGCTCAGGTTGCAGCGGCAAACGTTGTGAAAATCCTCGCATCTGCCGATAGCCAGCAGAAATCTGATATCCGCGAGGCTCTGAAACTGCTTGGACAGTTCCAGCAACAGCAAGGAGATAATGCCCGTGCTGATGCAGAGCTTGTCCTGAAAAGTCAGGCACAGGGCCATGCGCAGCGCATGGACATCAGCAGCATCCTGCAAAAATCAACTCAGCAACAACCACAGCAGTAATTAACCCATAACGTGCAATGGCTGTCTTTATGAGGCCTGGCACCCTATTGCCTTCCGATGGGCTGAACATCGAGTAAACAGGGGTAACAAATGGACCAGATGGCAGAAAACACACCAGAAGTTGAAATCGAAACCGACGCGTCAGAGCAGATTCCTGATGATGTCGAACTGGCTGAAGAAGTCGAAACAGAAGATGGCAGTGAGTCCTCTGGCAATGATGCAGAGGAAGCTACTGAAACTGATGACGACGAATCAGAACAGGAATTCTACTTTGGTGACGAAAAGCTGGATTCGCCAACCAGCGAAGATGGCGCAGAGCATGGACTGGTAAAACACTTGCGCAAGACGATTAAAGAGAAAGACCGTGAGCTGAAAGAGCTGATGCGTCAGTCTCAGAAGCCCGTCGAGCAGCAGCCGGTAATCACTCAACCACCGCGAATGCCAAAACTGGATGATGAGGACATCGGTTTCGATGAAGAAATCTACCAGCAACGCATGGCTAAGTGGGCAGAGGATAACGGCAAGTACCAGGAGCAAGTACGAGAGCGGAAACGAGAGGAAGAGGCGCGTACCGCAACGCTTCAGCAGAAAGCAGCCAATTACATGCAGAGAGTAAAAGCACTGAAAGTGGCTGGCTACCAGGATGCAGAGCAGGCTGTACGCGAAGATGTTCCTGTTCATATTCAGGACATGATCCTTCTTGAGTCAGAGAAGCCGGAAATCGTTGTTCTGGCACTCGGTCGCAACGCTGAACTGCGCAAGCAACTGGCAGAAGCTACCAACCCCGTAGCAATTGGTCGTCTGCTGGAACGTATCGAATCGAAGGCCAGAATCATGCCAAAAGCAAAAACCACGGCAGCCACAACCCCGACAGTTAAGGGGAGCAACGGCGCAGTAATCAATAACCTCGACAAACTGAAAGCCAAGGCGCTGGAAACTGGTGACTGGACGCCGTATTTCGCCGCTAAAAAGGCAAAAAAATAACCTATCGGAGCATTAAGCATGGCTAACCAATTAGCAAAAGACCTTGAAATCATGTTCGAAAACTACGTTGAAGGATTTGAGGCCGCCTGCGTAGTTTCCCGTAACGCTAAAAAATTCCGTCCCGGTGATACAGCAATGCAGCGAGCAGGTGATGTTCTGTATCGTCCGCAGCATTACCACATGAACATTGAGGAAGGCCTCGACCTCAGCAGCAAAACGCCAACAGCACTGGTTCAGCGCCTTGTTCCTTCTGTGTTCAAGGAGCCGAAAAACATTCTGTACACTCTGGATGCGCGTGAAATGCGTGACCCGGAACATAAAACTGAAGCTGGTCGCGCCGCAGGTATGCGCCTTGCTGCACAGATTGACTCTGACCTGATTTCCATGGTCACGCAGCGTGCTACTAACGTGATCACAATGGCTGACTCAACCACTGGTTCACAGGGCCGTGATTTGTGGAACTGTGCGGCAGGTATTGATGCCACCATGACGGCGATTGGTGTACCACAGGGTATCAACCGTCGCTCTTTCTGGAACCCCTTCAACTACAAAGACCTTGCTGGCGAGCTTGGTCACCGTGCCTATGCTCAGGGCGCAACCCTGACAGCATACGAAAAAGCGCAAATCCCTCCGGTTGCGTCCTTTGATAGCTACAAGACCGATATTTCTGGTCGTGTTCCGAAGGGTACAGCAACTTCCCTGACGCTGGCGGCTGAACCTGCGCACAAGGTTGAAGCGAAAGATGCCAACGATATGCCAGTGGATAACCGACAGGGGACCATTACGGTATCTGCATCTGGTTTGCAGGTTGGCGATGCGTTCACCATTGCTGGCGTGAATTCCGTACACCAGATCACCAAAGATACCACCGGGCAGCCGCAGGTATTCCGCGTTCTGGCAGTAAGCGGAACGACAGTAACTATCTCCCCGAAAATTCTGCCGCCTGACAACGCTGATGTCGCCAGCCGACCATATGCAAACGTTGATGCTAACGCGGCAAATGGTGCAGCAATTACCATTCTCAACAAAAATGCCGCACCTGCTAACCTGTTCTGGGCTGATGGTTCTGTTGAGCTGATGTACGGCAAACTGGCGTTCCCGACTGGTCAGGGTCCACAGGTAATGACAGCAACCACCGAGCAGGGCGCTACGCTGATCATGTCTTACGCCTTCGACCACATCAAAGGCGTAACCACTGCTCGTTTCACCACTCTGTACGGTTGCTCTGTACTTGTTCCTGAATATACGGGCATCGTTATTGCCGGGCAGTAATTTGGGTGGGGCTTCGGCCCCATTTTTATTGGGAGAAGACAATGGCACGAACAATGCTCTATAAGCCGGGCAACATGATCACCTGTGGTCAGGTTGCTGTCGATTACATCATTGTTGATGACGAAGAAGTTAAATCTCACCTGAAAAAAGGCTGGGTAAAAGCTCCTGAAGAAACCGCAACGAAGCAAAAAGTGGCTAAGGCGGAAGAAGATGGCGAAAACGAAGGGTGATCTCGTTCTAAAGGCTTTACGAAAAGCCGGGCTGTATTCCAATGCCACGTTGACAGATGCTGACCCTCAGGCAATTGAAGATGCCATTAATGACCTCGAAGACATGATGGCAGCATGGCAGGCTAAAGGTATCGAGCTTGGATATCAGTTTGCGGATACAGAAAACGGCATCATGCCGTTACCTGACGATGATTCAGGTATCCCTGCATGGGCAAATGATGGCGTCGCTTTGAAGCTCGCTGTGCAAGTGTGCATGGATAACGTCATTCAGCCGTCGGATGCTCTCCTGACCGCTGCTGACAGTGCATATCAGACAATCTGTATCGCTTTAACCAAAATACCACCACTTGAGCGACGAAATGATATGCCTCGCGGTAGTGGTAACAAAAGCGCGTTTACGTGGAATCGGTTTTACATCGAGAAAGATGATCCGAGTACGTGAGGTGAATAAATGCCGATTCAGCAACTTCCACTCATGAAAGGCGTCGGCAAAGACTTTCGAAACGCCGACTATATCGACTATCTGCCAGTGAATATGCTGGCTACACCCAAAGAAATCCTGAACAGCAGCGGATATCTTCGCTCATTCCCGGGCATTGCCAAACGTTCTGATGTGAACGGTATATCGCGCGGCGTCGAGTACAACATGGCGCAGAGTGCTGTTTATCGCGTGTGTGGTGGCAAGCTGTATAAGGGCGAAAGTGAAGTCGGTGATGTTGCCGGAAGTGGTCGTGTATCAATGGCGCATGGTCGGACATCTCAGGCTGTAGGCGTTAATGGTCAACTGGTCGAGTATCGCTATGATGGCACGGTTAAAACCGTCTCAAACTGGCCTACAGACAGCGGATTCACTCAGTATGAGTTAGGTTCAGTCCGCGACATTACACGCTTACGTGGGCGTTATGCGTGGTCAAAAGACGGCACGGATTCATGGTTTATCACTGACCTTGAAGACGAATCGCATCCTGACCGTTACAGCGCACAATATCGTGCCGAGTCGCAGCCTGACGGCATCATCGGAATCGGAACATGGCGAGACTTCATCGTCTGCTTTGGTTCATCGACGATTGAATATTTCTCCCTGACTGGTGCAACCACAGTTGGTGCTGCTTTGTATGTCGCACAGCCATCGCTGATGGTGCAAAAAGGCATCGCCGGGACTTACTGCAAAACGCCGTTTGCTGATTCCTATGCGTTTATCAGCAATCCGGCAACAGGTGCGCCGTCTGTATACATCATCGGCTCCGGTCAGGTGTCACCAATCGCCAGCGCGAGCATTGAGAAAATCCTCCGCTCCTACACTGCTGATGAACTGGCTGATGGCGTGATGGAATCGTTGCGCTTTGATGCGCATGAGTTGCTGATTATCCATCTTCCGCGCCACGTACTCGTGTACGACGCATCTTCAAGCGCCAATGGTCCGCAATGGTGTGTGTTGAAAACAGGCCTGTATGACGATGTGTACCGCGCTATCGACTTCATTTACGAAGGCAATCAGATAACGTGCGGCGATAAGCTGGAATCTGTTACCGGGAAACTGCAGTTCGATATCAGCAGCCAGTACGACAAGCAACAGGAACACCTGCTGTTTACTCCACTCTTCAAAGCAGATAACGCCAGAGTTTTCGACCTTGAGGTTGAATCGTCAACTGGCGTTGCGCAGTACGCCGACCGCCTTTTTCTCTCTGCAACCACTGACGGCATCAATTACGGGCGTGAGCAGATGATTGAGCAGAATGAACCGTTCGTTTATGACAAACGTGTTTTGTGGAAGCGAGTCGGGCGCATCAGGAAAAATGTCGGCTTCAAATTGCGCGTTATCACGAAGTCACCTGCCACTCTGTCAGGCTGCCAGATAAGGATTGAGTAATGGCTGATTCGAATCTCAATGAGCCGGTAATCATTCAGGCTACACGACTCGACACATCAGTCCTTCCACGCAATATCTTCTCGCAGTCATATCTGTTGTACGTTATCGCACAGGGTGCTGATGTTGGTAACGTGGCTAACAAGGCCAACGAAGCAGGGAAGGGGGCTTATGATGCACAGGTGAAGAATGATGAGCAGGATGTCACCCTTGCAGACCATGAATCCAGAATTGAAGCTGCTGAAGCAACTCTCATCAATCATGAACATAGAATTGCAGCAGCGGAAAGCACTTTTGCAGAACATGAAACAAGGATTACGGCTGCTGAAACAGAGCTGGCTGATCACGAGACGCGAATTGCTGCCAATGAATCTGAGTTAGCAAACCATGATGCGCGCATAACTCAGAATACAACCGATATCGACGCACTTGATACCAGGCTCACAGCGGCAGAGGGAAGTATTTCGACGCTACAAAGCACAGTTGGTGACCACTCAACAAGAATATCTGCGCTTGAGTATGCCACCACGCGCAAGAAATCAGAGGTTGTTTACTCAGGAGTATCTGTAACCATCCCGACAGCGCCGACCAACCTTGTTAGCCTGCTGAAAACGCTCACGCCGTCATCCGGCACATTGGCACCATTCTTCGACACCGTTAACAACAAGATGGTTGTGTTCAACGAGAACAAAACCCTGTTCTTCAAGCTGTCGATCGTCGGGACGTGGCCCAGCGGAACCGCCAACAGGTCAATGCAGCTAACCTTTTCCGGCTCTGTTCCTGACACGTTGGTCAGCAGTCGTAATGCGGCGACAACAACCGACAACATCCTGTTAGCTACGTTCTTCAGCGTGGATAAAGACGGCTTTCTTGCCACAAATGGCAGCACGTTAACCATTCAGTCAAATGGTGCGGCGTTTACTGCCACAACCATCAAGATAATCGCGGAGCAGTGATGATTCAGTTCAAACCAACGCGAAACATCGACCTGAGCGAAGCAGTAGGAAATCACCCTGACATTATCGCCGGGAGCAACAACGGTGATGGATACGACTACAAACCTGATTGCCGTTACTTTGAGGTGAACGTGCACGGGCAGTTCGGCGGCATTGTTTACTATCAGGAGATTCAGCCGCTAACATTCGATTGCCACGCCATGTACCTGCCAGAGATTCGCGGCTTCAGCAAGGAAATCGGTCTGGCGTTCTGGCGATACATTCTGACTAACACCACCGTTCAGTGCGTCACATCGTTCGCCGCACGCAAATTCCGCCACGGGCAGATGTACTGCGCAATGATTGGCCTTAAGCGTGTAGGAACCATCAAGAAATACTTCAAAGGCGTGGATGACGTGACGTTTTACAGCGCCACACGCGAAGAACTAATCGACTTCCTGAATCACGGGAGATAGCCATGTTATATGCATTTAAGCTGGGCAGAAAACTGCGCGGCGAGGAACCTTGGTGCCATGAAAAAGGCGGGAAAGGTGGTAGCTCTGATAAAAGCGCAAAGTATGCAGCAGAAGCTCAGAAGTATGCCGCAGACCTGCAAAATCAGCAGTTCAACACCATCATGAATAACCTGAAGCCGTTTACTCCTCTGGCTGATAAGTATGTCGGCAGCCTCGAGAACTTATCGTCTCTGGAGGGGCAAGGTCAGGCGCTAAACCAGTATTACAACTCTCAGCAGTACAAAGATCTTGCTGGTCAGGCTCGCTATCAGAGTCTGGCGGCAGCGGAAGCAACAGGTGGATTGGGTTCCACTGCAACCGGTAATCAGTTAGCAACAATCGCACCAACGCTTGGTCAGCAGTGGCTGTCTGGTCAGATGAACAACTACCAGAATCTGGCAAACATTGGTCTTGGCGCACTGCAAGGTCAGGCAAACGCCGGGCAAACATATGCCAACAACATGAGTCAGATTTCGCAGCAAAGTGCGGCTCTTGCAGCGGCAAATGCCAACAGACCATCAGCAATGCAATCTGCTATTGGCGGAGGTGCGTCTGGTGCTATTGCTGGGGCCGGACTTGCGAAATTAATTGGTTCATCAACTCCGTGGGGGGCTGCGATCGGCGGCGGTCTTGGTCTGCTTGGCTCGTTGTTTTAAGGGGTAATCAATGGCTACGTGGCAACAGGGTATTAATTCTGGTGGTTTTCTGGCTGGCATTGGTGCGCAAAACGAGAATGCGCCAAAGGCAAGCGACATTAATGCAACGCTTGGTATGATCCGCGAAAACAATGAACTGGCTCGCTCAGGTGCAAATAACGTTGGCCTGACCGCGTTACGTGGTCTGGCTGGAGTTGCTGATATTTATAAGCAGCAGCAACAGCAGGAGCGTAAAGCGGCATTCCAGAAAGGTTATGCAGATGCTTATGCGTCCGGCGACAGGGAGCAGATGCGCAATCTTATTACAGCATTCCCTGAAGAGTTTGAGGAAGTCCGTAAAGGTATGGGGTATGTCGATGACGCCCAGCGGGATGATTTTGGCAATCTGGCGCTTAAGGCTCAGGTCGCTTCGTCGCTTGGTCCGGGTGCATTTGGCAGGTTTATGATGGATAGCGAAAAGGAGATGCGTCGTTTAGGTATCCCTCCAGAAACTATTGCTGAAATGCAGGTTAATGACCCGCAGGGCTTCCAGCATTTCGCAGGTAATCTGGCGCTATTTTCTCTCGGTCATGAGAAGTATTTCGATATCAAAGATCAAATGGAAGGTCGTGAGATTGACAGAGGCAGGCTGGCAGAGACAATCCGCAGCAATCAGGCTGGCGAGGCGCTAACAGCACGAGGCCAGAACATCACGATGCGCGGTCAGGACTTATCTGCTTCTACTGCGAGACGCGGGCAGGATTTGGCAATGCAGCGAGGGTCAACAAGAGGAACCGCTGGGAATGATGAGCGTACAGTTCAGTTATCAGATGGCAGAACTGTAACGGTAGGCGGGAAACTTCATGGTGCTGGTGCTAACGCGTTCTACGAAGGTATAGACAATGAGGGGAACATGGTTCGCGTTCCTGCTGGCTCTATTGCTGCTCCGGCCACGTCGGCAGCAAGCGCGCAGAATTACGCAATGAAGAAAGATCTTGATGCAATTTCTGGTGCATCAATTGACGATCTTGGCTTCATGACTGGCATTACAGGCTCTTCAGGTTCTCCTGCTCTTGGTGCAGATATTCGTAGCCGTGCATCTGGTGGTGATCAGAGGAAACTATACAACGCTGCACAGCGAATCCAAGGAAAGATGCAGAATCAGGGCATTGCAGCAGCCAGAGACATGGGGGCATCTGGTATCAACACCGTTGCAGAAGCAAAGATGTATTTTCAAGGTATGCCACAGGTTGATTTCTCAAGCCCTGAAGCACTACAACAATCAATGCGCGACATTCAGCAATATACCGACAATTACAACCAGCAATATAACGTTAATGTCGGTAATGGCGGGAAGAAATCATCAAGGCAACAGCCAGCTACTCAGCAATCAGCAGGAGGTAGCTACACGTCAAAATCAGGCATTCAATTTACGGTGGAATGATGAAAGTAACTGCAAACGGTAAGACATTTACCTTTCCTGATGGTACGAGCACGGAAGATATTGGCACCGCCATTGATGAGTATTTTGCTGGTCAGGCTGTTCAGCAACAAACAGTTAATCAGGCCAATAATGAACCAGCACGTGAAGAACCATCATTGATGCAACAAGCTGGCGATTGGCTCACAGGTGGTCAAAGTGCAGGGCAAATTGCAGAGCAGGCTGGTCGTGGTCTGGTAAACATACCATTTGACGTATTGCAGGGTGGCGCAAGTCTGATTAATGCAATCAGCCAGGGGCTTGGTGGCCCCAAGGTTTTGGACGATGTCTATCGTCCAGTAGACAGACCGACAGACCCCTATGCTCAAGCTGGAGAAACAATTGGCGGGTATTTAGTTCCAGGAGTTGGAACGGCAGGAAGCATGGCTATTGGATCACTGGCAGAGGCCGCAAATCAGAAAGGCGATTTCGCACAAAATGCAGCTAAAAATGCCAGAGTTAACCTTGCCGCTCAGGGGGTTCTTTCCGCAGCAGCAAAGGGAATAGGGCGTGGAATTACTGCTGTTCGTGGCGAAATATCACCAGCAGATCAGCAATTGCTCAAGCGTGCCGCTGCGGCAGATGTACCAGTTATGACATCGGATGTAGTTCCTCCAAAAACAAAACTTGGCAATCAACTGCAGGGTTACTCAGAAGGAGTCATAGCTGGGACTGGACCAATGAGAGCCGCACAGCAGGATGCTAGAACCAAGCTTGTTAATCGCTTCACCGAAAAATACGGCGACTACGATCCATCTGTAGTCGTTGATAGTCTAAAGTCAGGCGTTGCAAGGGAAAAATCGTTAGCCAAGTCAAAACTAAACAACCTGTCAGGAAGAATGGTTGGAAAGCCAGTTGATACAAGTGGCGCCATAAGAGCTATCGACGGAGCAGTAAACGAACTTGGGAAACTTAAAGGTGTTTCTGACACCCAGACCATTTCTGCGCTTAATGATTATAAGAATGCCATTCTGGAGATAACAAATGGAGATGATGCCTTTGAGTTACTTGATAAGCTGAGAACTCAGTTCCGCATTGACGTAAAAGGCGATCGTACAGTTCTGCCATCAATGTCGCAAACAATGGTCGACAGGGTCTACAACTCGCTAACCAATAGCCTTAGTAAATCTATAGCGAAAGGACTTAGCCCAAAAGATGCTTCAGCATGGAGAGCGGGAAAAGCTGATTATGCAAAAATGGCAACACATGCAACTCAAACGCGCCTTAAAAACGTTCTAAACAAAGGAGATTTAACTCCCGAGGCTGTAAATACCATTGTGTATGGACAATATGGGTCAGATATAGCTCGATTGTACGGGAAACTCGATCAAAAAGGTAAAGACATGCTAAGGGCGGCATATATCAGCAAAATAGCTGACAAGGTAGGTGACAGCCCTCAGAAAATGATGACCGAGCTTGGCAAGCTGCAAAAACAAGCAAATGGTCAGGTGTTTAAAACTGTATTTGGTGGGAAGAACGGAAAAGAGATAGAGGGGATGTTATCTATTCTCGATGCTACCAAAAGAGCATCTGAGGCTAATGTTGTGACGAAGACTGGCATGACACTCGCGCCTTTGGTAAGGGTTATTGGTAACCTAAAAACCGGAGGCGCGCTATTGGCTGGGGAAACAGGGATTGGCCTTATGTCGAGGGTTTATGAAAGCCCTATGGCTAGGAATGCGCTCTTACGTCTGGCAAACACTAAAGCTGGAACGCCAGCTTATGAAAGAGCGTTAAGCAAAGCTGCAAATGCCATCAGACCGCTGCTTGCCACTGAGGCAACACAGCAGTGACTAAATGCCATGGATGGTTATTTCCCTAGCACATGAAACAATGTTTGCTTTAATTCCACCCATACAATTATGACCACTATAGACAGACAAAAGAAACTGAATGCATTGGCATCACGATCGAAACCTTCTCCGGCACTAAATCCGTAAAAGGTCATAAAAAATATAAAAATTGCGCACTTTGCAACGTTTACAAATTTTTTCTTCACACCAACCTCCTTAGTTTTGAGCAGGATACCAGATGATACCGTGTGGTTGGAGTGGCGTGATTGTAATGCAAGCATTTTGTTTTGTTTTTATGCTTGCTTGTATGTGTGTACAGTGCATATAATGCAAGCATACATCACAACAAAGGTGCTTGCATTATGACTGAAAAGAAAAGTGGCGAAGGGAAAGCTAAGGGCGGGATCGCTCGCGCAAAGTCGCTGACTAAAGAGCAGCGTTCTGAAATAGCAAAGAAAGCAGCGGCTGCAAGATGGAAAAGTAAGATTCTCAGGGCAACTCATCGTGGTAACTTTTTAGATGATTTTGGCATTGATGCTGAATGTTATGTACTGGATGACGAGTCGAAAACTGTTGTTGTTACGAAAACTGGATTATCTCAGTTGTTAGGGATTGGTGAACATGCCAGGGATTTAGATCAACTGCTTGGCGCTCAGTATATGAGCAAATACCGAGATCTAGAATTGCAGCGAAAAATGGAAAATCCCTATAAATTTCAACTTACTTCGAAGTCTAAAACCGTTCATCAAGCGTTAGGTTATGACATTACAGCAATTGTTGATATTGGTAGGGCACTAATAGAAGCCAAAGATAATGACGATCTACCACAATCACGGTTAAAGGCCGCGGCTGCAGCGCAGAGACTTATTAATGCCTCCGCTAAGGCGGGAATTAAGGGGGTTGCGTATGCGCTTGCTGGTTATCGTCCAGAAGTTCAGGCTGTCATTGACGAGTTCAAAGCGTTTGTTCGTGAAGAGGCTCGTCAATATGAAAAGGAATTTCCAGATGAGCTATACGAGGAGTGGTATCGACTGTACGGCCTGAATAGGCCAGAGAAAGGACGGCCTATTCGTTTTGGGCAGCTAACCAACATGCAGATATACACCCCGCTAGCAAAGAGTAAAGGTAAAATCCTTGAACAGATTCGAGCCAGCCGAGACGAGAACGGAAAACAATCTGATAAGTTGCATCTGTTCCTTTCTGAAATTGGTGTCAAGGCTTTGCGTCAGCATATCGGTAAGCTTCTTGGTGTCGCAGCGATGAGTGAGACAAGAGAAGAATACGAAAAAGGAATAGAAAAGGTTTTCGGAAGAATGAAACCAGAAATCTAATTATAAAACCCACCGTCAGGTGGGTTTTTTGTTTTCTTGCATGTTCCTCAGCGTCTCAAGCAGCGCATCCCTGAATTTGTCAGCCTCTTTCTGAGCAAATTCATTGCTATTAAGCGATCTACCACAAACAGCATCTTCGATAATCTGTATTATTTCAGCATTCATGGAACGCTTGTTATGTTGCGCCCTGGCTTTAACCTTTGCCTTTAACTCTTTGGAAATCCTAATATTTATTTGCGGCTCTTCGCGTGACATACCACCTCCATAGCATTTTGGTGATATTACTATTGCATCACTGCGATCACAATGGTATAACGGTTATACCAAATTGATTGGAGGTAATATGATAGTCAAGTCAGACGCACCAAAGTACCCTTTGCGCATCCCATTGGAGGTTAAGTTAGCAATCGAGAAGTCAGCGAAAGAAAATGGTCGCTCAATAAATACCGAGATGGTAATGCGGTTGGTGGATAGTTTAAGGCGGGATAGTTCTAAAGGTAATCTAGCAAAAAGTTGAAGCCCCAACTGCGGTAACAGTCAGGGCTTCGTTATCAACAAATCGGCTTAGGAAATATTGACATGAAAAGTATAGCAAAGGCACAAAACGATTTCACCATCTTCAAATTCGGCGACAGTGAAATCCGCGTCATCAACAAGTGCGGTGAGCCGTGGTTTGTAGCTAAAGATGTTTGTGATGCTTTAGCTTTGACTAACTCACGCAAGGCGCTTACTGCACTTGATGACGATGAAAAGGGAGTAACTTTAAGTTACACCCTTGGTGGTGAGCAGAATCTAAGCATTGTTAGCGAATCAGGTATGTATACATTGGTTCTGCGCTGCCGCGATGCAGTCAATAAAGGTTCAGTCCCGCACAAATTCCGCAAGTGGGTAACAGCAGAAGTTCTGCCTTCAATTCGCAAACATGGCGAGTATGTAAAAGGAAAGAAAACAACTGTTGAGGAAAGAACACCGCTACGAGATGCAGTAAACATGCTGGTAGGAAAGAAAGGACTTCGCTATGACGATGCATACAATATGGTTCATCAGCGTTTTGGTATTGACAGCATTGATGAACTTTCAATTGAACAAATCCCGCTGGCCGTAGAGTGCATCAACAGGGTAGTGCTTGAAGGCGAGTTAATCGGCAAACAAGAGAAGAAAACCAACGAGCTTTCTGCAAAAGAAGCAAACAGCCTTGTATGGTTATGGGATTATGCCAACCGTTCACAGGCATTATTCCGCGAACTGTATCCGGCATTAAAACAAATTCAATCGAACTATTCCGGCAGATGCTACGACTACGGTCATGGATTCTCGTATGTTATCGGAATGGCAAGAGACGTTTTAATAAACCACACACGAGATGTTGATATCAATGAGCCAGACGGACCAACGAATCTTTCCGCATGGATGAGACTTAAGAATAAAGAATTACCTCCTTCAGTACATAACTACTGACAGATAACCAACGCAACGACCCAGCTTCGGCTGGGTTTTTTTATGCCCAAAATTCACCGTAGCCATGCTGCGGCGATTCCTTGTATCTGGAGCAAATTAAATGACAGACATTACAGCCAATGTTGTAGTGAGTATGCCTTCGCAACTCTTCACTATGGCGCGTTCTTTTAAAGCCGTAGCCAATGGCAAAATTTATATCGGTAAAATTGACACTGACCCGGTAAATCCTGAAAACCAGATTCAGGTTTATATAGAGAACGAAGACGGTTCTCACGTTCCTGTTTCGCAACCAATCATCATTAATGCGGCTGGTTACCCGGTATATAACGGACAGATTGCCAAGTTCGTAACTGTGCAAGGCCATTCGATGGCTGTTTATGATGCATACGGTGTGCAGCAGTTCTATTTTCCTAATGTGCTGAAGTATGACCCGGATCAGTTGCGACAGCAATTATTAAACCCTGACACTGGCCTAGGAGATGCGCTTGTTATTGTTAAACAGCCATATGCTGATTCTGTACCTATTACTCAACATCAGCACAACATCTATCTCCTTACCCCTTACCACTTCGGAGCAAAGGGAGATGGTATTGCAGATGACACTCTTGCCCTAAACCGCTGGTCCAATTGCGGAGCTAAGGTACTCTATTGGCCAGCAGGAAAATATCTGGTGAGCCCTACAAATGGTGTTTCTCTGGATATGGATAACTACCATACAGGGGATTCCGCACTGACGGCGTGCGTAACCGTTCCCTATGGCGTGAAAATTTATACGGCTGGGACAGAAACCCAGTTATGCGTGAAGGATGCTGACTCAGCATCGACCGTAGGTCTGGCCGTGAGCTACCCGGAGTCCAGTTATTCCCAGGGAGAAACCGACATCGGAAAATTCATGATTCGCCTGGAAAACGGAAATGGTCGGTACGGTATTCTTACTCCACTCAGGGAGGAAATGTTCACTGCGCACCGGGCGAAGTTCAAATTAGGAGCGCATTTCGGTCCTCAACAGGGGCGTGATGACCTGACGGTGCTACAGTATTCGTGGGTAAATGGCATGCTGATTGGCGACGCTTTTAGCGGCTCAGTGCATGTCACTGGATACGGCAGCTATAACGTGCAGCAGGTTGAAGGTACGCAATTCCAGTGCGTGGCCGTTAAGATGAAGTCCGTTCGAGGTAACGTAGGTGTAGAAATCAGATTCAACACAAACAACTGGTGGAAGTTTGTCGAACTGAGTGACGGCGTTGAAGGGTTTGTTGTCAAGGACAGCGAAGGGCTTGGGGCGTTTGTTGGAATCGACCTAACCAACCCAGCCAGCGAGCCAGGTGGATTTATCGATAACGTACACGTCAACGTTAAGCAAAACGGAGTACGAGCCAGAAACAGGCCATCCCTGCAAATCGGAAACATTGAAGTCTATAAAAGTGATGGATTTGCCACTGACCTTGTTTACGATGCGGTGCTTCTGGTTGACTGCCAGGAAGTGACTATCAACTCTATTCACGCAATCGTCGGCAACTCAATCACAAATGCTCAGTCAGTAGTTAACTCGACAAACAGCACATTCCGCCTGAACTCATACTTTGCGCAAAACATCAGGTTCGTCGATTTTGTGGTTAATAGCCCTGACTGCTATGTCGGAGAGGGGACAATTAACCAGGTCGAGGCAGTTCACTCACTTTCTGGATCACAAAGCAACGACTTCCACGGTAGTGATGCTCTGGTTAGATCCTACAGAAACAACGTTCGCCCACTTTACGCAGTGATGGATTCCGCTTTCAACAGGGCAAGGGCGAGGTTTCCACAAAATACAAGCCTCCAGGTGAGAACCTTTCTCGACTACACTGTGGCAGCAGCTGGGACTTTAACAATAGAACCAAGGCTTGACCCCTCCAGGTACTACATCATCATGAGTGCTGGTACAGGTGTCTTCACCTATTCAATTGAGCTGGATAAAGTGTCTGCCGTAGTTGGTGATATTGTTTACATAAAGATAGCCGGGTCATCATCTGCTAACCCAACAGTTTTGGTTAAAAATGGTATTGGTGGGACAACGCTCAGCACATTCAATAATATCGGTCCGATTCGTTTGAATTGTGCTTACAGATTTAATGAGTCAGGTAACTGGGTGGCCTACTACATTACCCAAAGCGTTGAAACCACTTATGGCTAATAGTCATTATCAATATCCTGCAGATGTGACCTAACGACAAGCGTCGCCACGATGACAACCACGGAAAGGATGCCGATAAAAAGATATCCCAAAACCCCAAAATCTCATCTTTAGGATTTGCAGAAAGGGAGGCGTGAACAGATACCTGCGCATGAAGACGGAACTAGTCCAGATGTGATATTTGTGGTGATCACATACATCATCAACGATGCTCGTTATGGTGAGTTTGATGACTACCCGCTGAAGTGAAAATTGTGTTGTGTACCAAATTGCGTACCAAACTAAAATCACAAATCATGAAACCCTTGTTCATGGCGGTTCTCAGGGGTGTTGCGCATAATCGTGAAACAAAAAGGTAGATTGTTGCTTACCGTCATTCATCATTAGGTTAAATCCGTTATTTCTGCTATCTGCCAGAGTATCAAATATCACCGTGCTAATCAGCTTTAGCGCGACAATTTGACAGCGAGTGGCAACAAATCATGTCAGATAAAAATGAGAGGGTAGTCACATTTTCTTGCACTTTATTCCAGCCAGTTCATAAGTATTTCCGTAAAAAGAACAGCTATTTGAAACTCCTGAGGGTTTGCTGTTGAAACGCCGTCTTATTATTGCTGCTTCTTTGTTCGTTTTTAACTTATCGTCTGGTTTTGCGGCGGAAAACATTCCTTTTTCACCTCAGCCTCCAGAGATTCATGCCGGGTCCTGGGTATTGATGGATTACACCACCGGACAGATCCTCACCGCGGGTAATGAGCATCAACAGCGCAATCCCGCCAGCCTGACAAAGCTGATGACGGGCTATGTCGTGGATCGCGCTATCGATAGTCATCGCATTACGCCAGACGATATTGTCACCGTGGGGCGCGATGCGTGGGCGAAAGATAATCCAGTGTTTGTCGGTTCTTCACTGATGTTTTTGAAAGAGGGCGATCGCGTATCGGTACGTGATTTAAGCCGTGGTTTAATTGTGGATTCCGGAAATGACGCTTGTGTTGCTCTGGCTGACTATATTGCCAGTGGGCAACGGCAGTTTGTTGAAATGATGAACAACTATGCCGAGAAGCTGCATCTCAAGGATACGCATTTTGAAACAGTGCATGGTCTGGATGCACCTGGCCAGCATAGCTCGGCTTATGATTTAGCCGTGCTTTCTCGCGCTATCATCCACGGCGAGCCCGAGTTTTATCATATGTACAGTGAGAAAAGCCTCACCTGGAACGGTATCACCCAGCAAAACCGTAACGGGTTATTGTGGGATAAGACCATGAATGTTGACGGCCTGAAAACGGGTCATACTTCTGGTGCCGGGTTTAATCTTATTGCTTCGGCTGTAGACGGGCAGCGTCGCCTCATTGCAGTGGTAATGGGTGCTGACAGCGCAAAAGGTCGTGAGGAAGAGGCAAGAAAATTACTGCGTTGGGGGCAACAAAACTTTACTACGGTGCAAATTTTGCACCGTGGGAAAAAGGTCGGTACGGAACGCATCTGGTATGGCGATAAAGAAAATATCGCCCTGGGAACGGTACAAGAGTTCTGGATGGTGCTACCGAAAGCCGAAATTCCACATATCAAAGCCAAATATACCCTTGATGGTAAAGAGCTCACCGCGCCAATTAGCGCCCATCAGCGGGTAGGGGAAATTGAACTTTACGACCGTGATAAACAGGTGGCGCACTGGCCGCTGGTTACCCTGGAATCTGTCGGGGAAGGCAGCATGTTTTCTCGCCTGAGTGATTATTTCCACCATAAGGCCTGA